GTTAACAATGCCCTATAAAAACCCCAAAGACCGGAAGAAACAACCCTATCCACCAAAAGGCACGAAGGAACACGAAGATAGGATGGAGCGTCAACGTGCTAGGCGTGCGATGGATAAGAAAGGTGTAGACCGCAAAGGTAAAGATGTCAGTCACGATAAACCCTTGAAGAAAGGTGGTAAGAACAAGGATGGTATAAAGATGGAAGACAGGTCATCAAATCGCAGAAGGAACTATAAAAAAACTTCAAAAACTCCAAAATAGAGCTTTATAGAGTTTATGGAGTTTAGGTTGTTATATGTTACATGATATTAAATCACTATGAGGATAACTAACTAAATGGTTGATTTCAGTCCTTTGTTAGTAAATAGGTCCTTACATGATACTAAAATACTATGAAGATAACTAACTAAAACGCAACTGCGTTTTTAAGATGATAGCAACTGGCTCTCGCTAGTAAATAGGTTGTTATATGTTACATAATGCTAAAACACCATCACCGTTTGCACATCAAGTCACAACGACAAAGTTTCTAGTGGACAATCGAAAGGCTTTTTGTTTCAACGAACAGGGCACAGGTAAAACTGCTTCTGCGATTTGGGCTTCTGATTATCTAATGAAGAGAGGGATAATAAAACGTGTACTTGTAATATGTCCTCTTTCTATCATGGAGTCAGCTTGGGAAGATGACTTACAAAAATTTGCCCCGCATCGCTCCTCTGACATAGCCTACGGCCCTGTTAAAAAACGAGTAGAAAAAATAAATAATGGTGCTGATTACGTCATAATTAATTATGCAGGTGTGGAGATTGTAAAAGATAATTTGCGGGATTTTAATCTAATTATTGTTGATGAAGCCACACATTATAAAAATGCACAGACAAAACGTTGGAAAACACTTAACGCGCTAGTTGATGATGATACATACGTATGGATGATGACAGGCACCCCCGCCGCACAAAGTCCTCTAGATGCTTTTGGCCTAGCAAAAATAATAAACCCTTGCAGTGTCCCCCGTTATTTCGGACATTTTAGAGATCAAGTGATGATGCAAGTGTCTCAATTTCGTTGGGTTCCTAGACAAGGGGCTACAAAACGAGTTTATAACGTCTTACAACCTGCTATTCGATTTACCAAAGATGAGTGTTTAGATTTACCTTCTATGACTTATGTAAAGAGAGAGGTAGAACTAACGAGCCAACAAAGAAAATACTACAAGCTCCTTAAAGATAATATGACTTTTACAGTTAACGGCAAAGATATAACAGCATCTAACGCGGCGGTAAATATGAACAAGCTACTACAAATATCTTCTGGTGCGGTATATTCTGATGAAGGACACTCTTTAGAATTTGATGTATCTAATAGGTATAAAGTGCTAAAAGAAGTGATAAACGAATCAGCTAAAAAGGTCTTAGTGTTCGTCCCTTTTAAACATACTATTCAAATAGTAGCTGAAAAACTACAGGATGATGGTATATCTACAAATGTTATATCAGGTAACGTTACCGCAAGTAAAAGATCAGAAATATTTAAAAAGTTTCAGACGGAGCCAGATCCTAGAGTATTGGTAATACAACCGCAGTCTGCTGCCCACGGAGTTACTTTGACTGCTGCTAATACAGTAGTATGGTGGGCACCCATAATGTCTTTAGAAACATATGCTCAAGCAAACGCGAGGGTTCACAGGGCCGGACAAGACAACAAATGTACGGTAGTGCAGTTGCAAGGTTCACCCGTAGAAAGACACTTTTGGGTAGCAATAGATAATAAAACTAACATTCACACAGAAATAGTTGAACTTTATAGGAAACTGCTGTAGGATCACTTAATACAGTAAAGGAGAATTTAAGTATGACAAGTGGAGTATTAGTACCAATAGAGGACGTTGCAAAATTCTTTTCGGTCTCTGTGTCTACCATACGGGTTTGGGTACGGCGGGGACTTGTACCAGATAATTGCTACGTAAAGATTGGAAACACCAAAAGATTTAATTTAGAAGCTATGGAAAAAGAGTTTAACCCAGCCAAAGCTAATAAATCGGATGATGCCCCGAAGCCACAGCCCCAAGAGATGATTACGTTTGAGGACATGTAATGATATCTATGGATATGTCAAATGAGGATTACCACGCGCATAAAGCTATTAGTAGCTCTGCCGTTAAGATGGTACATCTAAAATCTTTACTGCACTGGAAGAAGAATGTGTATAAAGAAAACACCGCATTTGACTTAGGCACTGCCGTACATGCACACCTTCTTGAGCCAGAAAATAAGCTGGTGGTATGTGGCCCTGACAATCGGAGAGGTAACGCTTGGACAAAAGCAAAGGAAAAAGCCGATGAGGAAGGTAAGACATTATTGGTAAGGCAAGATTTTGAAACAAGCATAGCTATGGTTGAATCTGTTATGCAAAATGAACTCGCAGTTGATATACTACAAGACCCTTGTGGTATTGCAGAGATGAGTGTGTTTAATAAAGACCCTAATACGGGTCTACAACTTAAAGCACGTCCTGACTTGTTTATAGCAGAAAGGGGTATAGTTCTTGATGTAAAAACAACACGCGATGCAAGCCCCAAAGCAGGGGGTTTTGAAAGACAGTTCTTCAGTTTAGGTTATCACATTCAAGCCGCATTTTATAAGTATGTGCTTGAGTTAGAGGGTTACTTAGTTGAAGACTTTGCATTCTTGGCAGTGGAGAAAGAAGCACCCTACGCTGTCCAGATGCATTATCTGCACCATGAGGTTATAGAGTTTGGTATGCTACAGGTTCGTGATACTCTAGAGCAGATAAAGGATGTGGAGGGCAAAGATATTAACTTTACAGGTTGGCCTTCACGTAATTTAATACTTCTCCCCAAGTGGATGAAAGCGACCGAAAGGATGGATGAAATGTCAGATTATACAATTACCAACGTTGAGGCTCTGTGGCCTCGTATCAATAAACCATATAAGTTCGATAACACTGAAAGAAGATCAGTACCATGTGACCCCTTTGATGACGGTGCGGAATACACCATGCAGTTTCGTATGTCTAGTGCACAAGCTAAAGAGTTATTTAAGCAGATGGTAACCTCTTATAGAGAAGCAAAAGAAGACTCTTGGCCTAACACTTTCTCGATGCCATTTAAGAAAGACGAGGAGGATGGAACTTTTTTAGGTAAGGTTAAGCTAAAAGCAGCTTATGGAAAGGAACAGACTAGATTACCAGCACAATATGATTCTCAGGGCAACAAGTTACCTTCAGATTTTCGACTAACTACAGGCAGTACAGTAAACATTGCTGTAGCTTTTGCACCGTACCACATGCGGGATGCAGGGGTGTCTTTACGATTACGTTCTGTCCAAGTCATTAATTATGAACCAGAAAAAGAAGCTGCAAGTCCTTTTGGAGTTGTAGCTGACGGCTACGTTCACACTACCGATGCAGAGAGAGATGGGTTCACTATTAACAAGGCCCAAACTTCTGAACCTGCGAAGATAACGCCTCTTAAAGTCACCAAGCCAAAGGCCAAAGCTAAAAAAGAGTCTGACGGCATGGATGATATTTTAGAAAACTGGGAGTAATTTTCTCCGATAGACCACGGGTTCTTGCTGAACCTGCATGGGCGCGTTACCCCTCCGCGTGGTCAAAGAGGGGCTTCTATCGGAGGATATATGCAAACCAAAACTTTTTTGGATGTGGTTTTGGGGTGTGAAGGTTGGAGTTGTCTATTTGCTACACGTAAAAAAGATAATAGTAGGGTACAAAAATTCTTTTCTACTACAGATGAACTATTAAAAAATGCTGTAGAACTAGATAAAGAAGATTACGATGTCTACTTTGGGTTAGCTACATATCAAGAGAAAGGTTCAAGAAAAACTAATAATGTAAAAGGTTTACGGTCATTTTTTCTCGATCTTGATTGTGGAACATCGAAAGATTACCCAGACCAATCTTCTGCTCTAAAGGCTTTAAAGTCTTTCTGCATCAGATTAAAACTACCAAAACCCACGCTAGTAAATTCTGGTCGTGGCATACATGTCTATTGGGCACTAGATAAGATGATGTCCTTTGACGAATGGCAACCCCGCGCTGAGAAGTTGAAAATATTGTGTGCGGAACATGGACTTTTAGCAGATCCCGTTGTTACTGCTGATGCTGCTAGAGTGTTACGTGTGCCCTTTACTCGTAACCATAAAGAGTACCCCCCACTACAAACAACTACTTTAGGTATAAGCACCACAGTAAGCCAAGTAGTTTTTGATAGCTGCATTGGTGACATTACAGTACCACCACCTAAACAACTGGCTCCAGCTCGTGACATTAATAAATACTCTCATATGGAGAGTCATTTTAAAGACATTATATTAAAGAGCAGGAACGGCACTGGATGTGGTCAGATAATATTAGCTGTGGATGGCAATAAAGATAATGTCAATGAGCCTATATGGAGAGGTGTGTTGTCTATACTCAAGGCTTGTAAGGATGGAACAAGAGAGAGGGCGCACCTATTATCTAAAGGTCACAGCGGTTACAACGAGTATGAGACTGATAGTAAATGGGATAATTTAGATGCTGAGATGCCCTATACCTGTGTAAGGTTTAATGAAAACAACTTAGGTATATGTGAGTCTTGTAAGCACTGGGGTAAAGTAGGCTCACCAAAAACTTTAGGCAATAGGATGATACGTGCCGATGGCGAAGTTGTGAAGGCTAAGTCTATTAGTATACCTACGAAACCCACTACTACCTACACTATACCTAAATATCCTGACCCGTACTTTAGAGGAGTCAATGGCGGTGTGTTCCTAAATACTTGTAACAAAGAAGGGGACAACGTAGAACTAAGTATATACCACAACGATCTGTATGTAGTAGAGAGAGTAAAAGATGCAGAGGAGGGGGAGTCAATCGTTATGCGGCTCCACCTACCAAAAGACGGGGTGCAGGAATTTACCGTACCTTTAACGGCAGTTACTTCACGTGAAGAGTTTCGTAAAAAAATGTCAGCGCAGGGTGTGGCAATAACTAGGATGGATGATCTTATGCAATATACAACAACGTGGGTCAATGAACTACAAGCAACAGAAGGAGCAAAGATGGCGCATAAACAATTCGGGTGGGTAGGAGAAGAGTGTGAATCTTTTGTGTTGGGTAACCAAGAAATTTTTGTAGATCACATAGAGTTTAATCCTCCATCTACACAGACAGCAGGGTTGATGCCCTTCTTTGAGGCTAGGGGCACCTTTGAGGGTTGGAAAAAAACTATAGATTTTTACAATAAGGAGGGGTTTGAACTACATCAGTATGTGGTAGGCACAGGGTTTGGGTCTGTATTAATGAAATTTATGGGTGAAATTAGTTGTTCTGCTCTACATCTGTATAGTCAAGATTCTGGTGTTGGTAAAACCACTGCTATGTTAGCTGCCTTGTCTATATGGGGTAGACCCTCGGACCTTATGTTGCATGAGAGAGATACGTATAACAGTAAGATGAACCGTGGGGAGATCATGCACAACTTACCTTTATGTATGGACGAGTTAACTAACGCCACAGGTAAACAACTGTCTGACATAGCATACCAGTTTACCAGTGGTAAACAACGTATGCGTATGTCTGGTGGTAGCAACATAGAAAGATACAGAGGTGAACCTTGGAACCTATTAGCAGTTACCACGGGTAATACATCCATAGTAGAATTAATAGGTGTGATTAAGGCTTTACCAAAAGCAGAAGCTCAACGCATACTTGAGATTAATGTTAAAAGATTATTTACAAAGTCTGAGACCAAACAAAAAACCGATGAGTTTGCTAGAAACATAGAAG